GGGGATCTTGGAATGTCCCGTCCCGCCCACGGGAAGAGTACCAAGAAACTCTTTTTGGAGTTGAACGCAAGTACCCAAACGAAAGGAAGATACGATGGGAAAAACGCTTGAATACATAACAAAAGACCAAGCAAGAGAAAAACTCTGCTCCATGTGCGAATGGGAGGGAACAAGCAACTGCGAGGAATGTGAGCATCCGATTGATGACATTCCTGCCACTGATGTTGCTCCTGTACGGCATGGGCGGTGGAAGCTTGAAGAAAACTGGGAAACAGGATACGGAATATATGTCCATGTTTGTACCGCTTGCAACGCAATAACCCCCGTGAATGTAAGCCGATACAAGTACTGCCCCAACTGCGGAGCCAAGATGGACGGAGGCGAAGCATGAATTATCTATGGCACTTTCTCACCTTTGCCGTGGGTTCTATCTTCGGCGTAATCATCATGGCCTTGATGGTCGCATCTGGAGATGACAGAAAATGATTTGGCTCGTTCTGGGAGCATTCTTGTATGTCGTTATCCTTTTGATTCTGTTAAAGAGGAGTGATTGATACGGTCCGATTGATTAAGCACCCCACTGACGAGGACTGGATGCTCGTCAAACAGTGTACCCTGGTTACCATCGGCAAAGAGGCAAAAACGCCACCGACAGACGAGTGGAAACGGAAAATGCTTGAGGCGCGGCACTCTCCGATCCGAGAATTGAGATTTGTGTTCCTGCTGACAAACATTCCGTATTGGGTGTCTGTGCATCTAGTACGGCATCATGTCGGATGCCAGCCGTATGTACGTTCGCAGCGCAACGACCGCCAGAGCGAGTACGACCGCACGAAAGCACCACAGGACGCGCCGGTCGATATGATGTGGAGTATGAACGCCGAGGCCCTAATGACCATCGCTAACAAGCGGTTGTGCTACAAGGCATCTCCAGAAACGCGGTCGATTGTTATGCAGATGTGTTCCCTTGTTACCAGCAGTAACCCAGAGTTTGAACCATTCTTGGCCCCCATGTGTGATTATCACGGTTGCGTATGCCATGAGTTCGAAAGCTGCGGTGCTTGCAAATGACGGGAATGAAAAAGCCTCGCATGGGGTATCAAGAGATCTCCATGTTTGAACTGTACGATGTCTATCTAATCTGTTGGGATAACCCGGATATGATAACCATCATGCAGGATTTCAGCGGTACAAGAAATGTAACGCCGCTTATCAAGATCTTTGAGGAATGGAGGTTGAACGGTGAAGAGAAGCGGCCTATTGGCAAGAGAAGAGGCGGCGTATAGGCGAGGACTCCGAGACGGCCACAGATTCATGCGTCAGCTGATGTATGACCTTATGTGCATAGCCCTCAACGAAACTGAAGGATTCGGTTTTGAACGGCTGTCCAGGCTTTGCGACAAACTGGCAACACTTCACGATGAGTACGCCGTCATATTCAACTCCGACTCTAAGGACCAGGAATACAGCAGAGCGGTATTGGACAGAAAGCTGCGTCAAATCGCCGGTGATGAACATTTCATTCCGTGGGAGGAGCGGTATGCAAACTATTGACGAGATGAGTTACGGTGAGCGCCTCGCGTTCTACATGCGCGATAAGGCAATGATTCACAGCGTTTCCCCGGAAGAGTATGAGAAGCAAGTCAAAGAATTAGCCGAGAAGTGGAGGATTTGATGGAAAGATGGATTACTGAATTCGACATTGCCAGAATCGAGCATGCGCTCCTGTACAGGGTCTACGATGACGGTGGACTCAAAGGTATGGAAGAGTATGTCGAGGGCGTGTTGGACATGGCGCAGAAACTCATCGAGTATGCGAGAGGGGAGGCGTGACGAGTGGGCGTTCCGATTCTGATTCTGGGTGCGTCCGGGAGCGGCAAGTCTGCGTCCATGCGGAACTTCACCGCCGAAGAGGTTACCGTATTCAACGTGGCCAGCAAACCGCTGCCGTTCCGAACCAAGCTACCCACATATAATTGCTCCGACTATGGCAAGATCATGCAAGCTATGAGCCAGAGCAAGAAGAAGATTCTGGTTGTAGACGATAGTCAGTATCTCAGTGTGTTTGCAAACTTTGCCAGAGCAAAAGAGACGGGTTATGGGAAGTTTGTAGACATGGCCCTGAACGAATACAATCTGATCCAGTTTGTAATTCAGAAACTGCCGGCTGATGTGACGGTGTATTTCCTGCGGCACATCGAGGTAGAGGACGGCGGCAGAATCAAGGCCAAGACCATCGGACGGATGCTGGACCAGAACTTGGGCGGTCTGGAGGGAATGTTCAGCGTGTGCCTCCTCGCCGGTACGGACGGCAACGAGTGGTGGTTCGACACGCAGAGCGATGGATACAGCCCCGCGAAATCGCCTATGGATATGTTCAAAGACAAGCGCATCAGCAACGACCTCAAGATGGTCGATCAGACAATCCGTGAGTATTGGGGGTTGAATGATGGCTGATTTCTCCTCCGGCATAAAGGGCTATGTCCATGCAGAAGCAGTGGTCACAGTTTTGTTCCCTATCGATTGGAAGGGTAATGAAGATGTGTGCTGTGATCAATGCTACTACTTCCGCCGTAACTATAAGACATGCGGTCTGAACGGTGAAGTTTGTCAGTATCCCAGTAAATTCGTGGGCGGCTCATGCCCACTGGTTCCTGTAATTGAAAGTGAGGATAACGATGAGAAAGATTGAGAATTTTGAGGAGATCCAGGAAACCGGCAACTCTGAGTACAAGCCACTTCCCGCCGGCGGCTATGTGGCCTACATTACCAAGGTCGAAGATGTCCCGGAAAAGGAGTATCTCAAGTTTGAGTTTGATATCCTTGGCGGCGAGTTCGCAGACTATGGCGTGAAGTGTCTGGAGCGCAACGGCTTCACGCCTCTGAGATTCATCCGCAGCTATAAGGATAAGGCCGCAGGATTTTTCAAGGGATTCATCAAGTGCGTTGAGCAGAACAATCCCGGTTTCGTGTGGGATTGGGACGAGAAGAAACTACTCAATAAGCACTTCGGCGTGGTGCTGGGCGAGGAGGAGTACCGCAAGATGGACGGCTCCATCGGTACGCGGCTGAACGTGGCCCGGACGCTCCCCGCCAACGACATCCTCAACGGCAAGTTCAAGATCCCGGAGAAGAAGATGCTTGTCGTTACGGAGGAACCCCCGGCGTTCACCCCGGCCCCCACGGACGATCTGCCTTTTGATCTTTAATGCCTATGGATTATCCCCAGATAATTATTGAAGACACCAGGAATCAACCGGGTAAGCACAGAAACATTTTCAGCTTCTGTGAGCAGAACGGCATACGGATTGTGAGGTCCAAGCTGGTCTGTGGGGATTACTCTCTCCCCACGGACCAGAGCGTGTGCATCGATACAAAGTACGGCATGCAGGAAGTGTATGGAAACATGGTGCAGGAGCATGACCGATTCAGACGGGAATGCGACCTCGCGCAACAGCTTGGGATCCGCTTGGTTGTTCTGGTGGAGGAGGACTCTGTACAGAGTATAGACGATGTTCACAAGTGGAAGAATCCGAGATATTCCAGATACATGATGATAAAGATTGGGCATGAGCATGGACGGTTTATGGGAACTAAGTTGCCGCCCAAAGCACCAATTGATTCTCAGCGTCTGGAAATCATGATGAAGACATTTGCGGAGCATCACGGGATTGAATGGCGATTTTGCCGCAAATCTGAAACGGGATTTTGGATTTGCAAGATTCTGATGGGCGGTGATGATGAATGATTCTTGATAGTGGTGAACGCACAGAGTTTGAAACTGGCGCAGTGCGGGATATGCACACGGGCAAGGGGCGCATGGATCTCCTGCCGTGGAACGCCATTATAGAAGTGTCCAAGCACTGTGAGAATGGTGCGGTCAAATACGGTGAGCATAATGTGGACAAGGGCATCCCGGTACATAGTCTTATCGACAGTGCCATGCGTCATACTGCTAAATTCATCACAGGACAAACGGACGAGCCGCATTTAATCGCAGCCGCATGGAATCTGCTGTGGGCGATAGAAATGACCGTCACTCATCCAGAGTTGGTGGATGTACCCTATGGGGATGGGTGACAAACAAAAGCAATTCAGACCATATCACCGCATGGAGTTCTGTGCCGTCAGCAAACTATACTTTGCTGATTGCTGTATGCGCGAATGCCCAAACGAAATTGTCCAACGGAGATATGGCGCTGGATGCAAAGTGTCAGTTTACATTTGCCGAAAGTGCAAATATGGCACTAAACACAGATTACACGGAGGTGTCGGATGCTCATATGAAGTTAGCTGAATGGGTTTTTCTCGCGTTCCTGGTACTGAAGTTATGCGGTGTTATAGCATGGTCGTGGTGGTGGGTGTTCGCCCCTCTGTGGGCAGCAATTGTCTTGGGCGTTGTAGGCGCAATTCTCAAATCAAAGCATGAAGCCAATAATTGACTATGCGGATTCCGCAAAAATAATCAAAGACCGTGTGACAATGGACGATATCGTGGGGGGGTATTTTCCAGACCCCCCTCCGCGATACAAAAGAATCCCATGCCCGTTGCACGGCGGTCATGACAGAAATTTCAGCTACAACACGCACTATTACAAATGCTTTGTCTGTGGAGCGTCTGGGGACATTTTCAAGTTGGTCATGGAATATTTCAAGATAGACTTTCGCGAAGCTGTGACTAAATTGAATCATGATTTCCATGTCGGTTTGGAGTTGGACAGTCCCACGGCGGAGGTCGCACAGGCGGTCCGTGAGGCGGCAGAACGTGCGGCTGCGCTCCGTGCGAAGCGTGATGCCGACCTCGCAGAAGCCGAAGAGGCGTACCACGCTGCCCTCGACCGCTTCATCGAACTGGACAAAGCCATCATGCACAATCCCATAGAAAGCGAGGTGTATGCGTCTGCCCTAATAGGCATAGAAAGAGCAAAATATAACCTGGAAGTGGAGGAGATGCGGCTTGCAAGAATTAAGCAGCTATACAACTGCTGATATATCCCAGATCCTTGAACGCGCCGCGAATGGGTCGTATGCCAAGACGGTGGATAACTTTCTTGCCATAATGCGCTCAGATCCGCACTATAGCAATGTGTTCTACAATGTCCTCGCAAACCATGCAGAAGTGCATCACAAGGACCGTATTGAGCGGTGGGATGATGCACACGAAGCGGCCAGCAGATCCTATTGTGAGAAACAGTACGGCTTGTACGACCGTGGAAAGCATGATGACGCGTTGCGGATGCTGTTCAAGGCCAGAGAGTACAACCCGGTCATAAATCTGGTGGATAGCGTTGTATGGGACGGAGAAAACCGCTGTGAGCATTTTCTGCATCGGTGGGGACAGGTGGATGACTCACCCTATACGCGGGAGGTGTCGCGCCTCATCTTCGCCGGCGGCATCTGGCGCTTGTATAATCCCGGATGCAAGTTTGATGATGTCCCCATTTTCATAGGAACCAGACAGGGCGAGGGCAAATCATCTTTAATCCGTTTTCTGGCGCTCAATGATGCGTACTATGGCGAGTGCAATCAATTTGATGGGCAGCAAGCCATAGAACAGCTGGCGGGGAAGTGGATCATAGAGATTGGCGAACTACTGGCACTCACAAAGCACAAGGATGTAGAGGCATCCAAAGCATATCTAACTCGCGCCGTGGACCAGTACAGAAAGCCATACGACCGCAATGTCTGCGAGTTGCCGAGGCGCTGTATCTTTATCGCGACATGCAACGACAGTTCGCCGCTGAGAGATAAGACCGGGAACCGCAGATGGTATCCTGTCACGGTCCATTGCAACGGCTATGAACTATATAAGCATGAGCGCGAATGCCGGGAATATATTGAGCAGTGCTGGGCCGAGGCAAGAGAGCGGTACAAGCGCGGTGATATGCAGAACTTCGCCAAACAGGAGTTGGTGGACGAATACAGGGCGGCGCAGGAAGACGCGATGCAGGACGATTGGCGTGTGGGGGCAATAGAATCTTATTTAGCCACAAAATCTGGCGGTGATTATGTCTGTATTCGTGAGCTGTCTAATAAGGCACTCGCCAAGGACGGCATTGGCCACGATCCGTCTTTAATCGAATCAAAGGACATCGGCCTCATCATGCAGAAGTTTTCCGATTGGGAGAAATCCGGGCGGCACTATTTCTCAGAATACGGACAGCAGAGATCCTGGCGCAAAACCCAAGATACAGATAACCAAGAGGAATTACCGTTTTAAGGAGTGATTACATGGACGAACCGACAAAAAAAAGAAGGGGCAGACCACCCGGCAGAAAGGACGGCCCCAGACCGCCGGACGCTCCTCCGAGGGGGAGGCCGTCAAGCTCTATCGCGGTAGACACGGCAGCGGTCATGGAGGCGCTGCCCCAGGCAGATACCACGGCGATCAGCCGACCGGCGATGCACACGGTCGTGCCAAAAATGCCGGGGGCCAGCTACCTGTCCACTGGAAACCGCGAATCAGCAGCCGCAGCCGTGCCGGAATTCATCAGCGAGTGCGTCCGAATCCGTTCCACAGTGGATCTCGATAATCCAGATACTCTCTGGAACGCTATGGAGCAATATCTTCAGCTGTGTGCTATGTCTGGCTTGAAGATATCGAACAGCTTCATGTATCTATCATGTGGCATATCTCGCCCAACTGTGAGCGACTGGTTCCACGGTGTGCGCCGGCAGAACAATCCAGAATACAAACGCTTCGCCACAATGATAAAAGAGATCTGCGCCGCAGCCAGAGAGCAGTACGGACTAGAGGGAGCCGTCAATCCGATTCTGACTATCTTCCATCAGAAATTCTATGACGGATTCATGGACAATCCGAAAGAAGAAGCCGTCAACGATCCTCTGGGAGAAATGCAAGATCCGGCGGAACTCGCGAAGAAATACAAAGACATTATTATGGATTGAGGGCGGTGATATGGAGTATTTGATTATCACAGACCACGCAGATGCCAGAACGAGGGAGCGCCTGGGCATACCCCGCCGCGCCGCCACGAAGAACGCCGCCAGGGCCTTGAGCCGGGGCCTCGTCCGTGACGATGTGGCCGGGAGCATGCGCCGCTACCTTGACGAAATGTATCACTTCCATCAGACATGCAATAACATCCGCGTGTACTGTGGCAATGTTTATGTCTTCTACTACGGCACAATGATTACCGTTTTCCCTTTGCCACACAGATTCAGACGATTGGCCACAAGATTGCAACAGGAGAAGAGGAGGAGTGCCAATGGAGAGATTGACCCCGCTAAAGGCGATTCGTGCCAAGTGCATTGATTGCTGTTGCGGCAACACGTTCGAAGTGCGTGAATGCCCGTGCGAGGATTGCCCTCTGTGGGCATTCCGGGACGGTCATAACCCTAACATTCAACTGTCAGACGAGCAGAAAGCACTTAGAGCCGCCAGACTGGCTAAAATCACCGAGAAGCAACGGCAATCTACCGATTGAAACAATTTACCCATCAAACTATATTGCCCACATAGGTCATTATATTGCGCGAGAGGGGGCGAGAGAATAAGTGTACATTGACGCAGACTATATCGACTCTGTGATTAAGATCCTGTCTAAGATTGTGGAGATTAAGACGGAGACGGGATACACCGCGGACCAGATCCTCACGGCAATGCTCATAGCGGCGATTGACAGAAAGTAAATACCGATACCCTATATTGACCTCCCTAAAAATAAAGTGGGGGGGTCATTTTAATACCCCCCTCTACACTTTTAGTTGTTTTCCATGTAGTTCTGGATCAGTTCTTTAAGCACGGCGTTTGCATTACTGCCGTTCGCTTTGGCTTTTTCACTGAACTTCTCAGCCGCTTCGATCGATAGTTTGCATCCGACCACTTTGAAGTGTGACGCGAAATACTTATTCTCCGCTCTCCGCTGTGCGTCTGTCTTATTCGTACCTTTTGCAATGGGCATAGTAATCACCTCTCATAATAGTTAACCAAAGTATATACCACATATATATGGTTGTCAACAGTTTTCTAGAACTCACAGAAAGCGACAGAAAACACGCAGAAAGCGACCAGAAAAATTTTCGGTTTTTCGGCCTCCGGCGAATTTCGCGCCTCGCGCCCTGGCCCCTGGCGATCCGTCACAATGCACAATGCATACATTCTCATACGCAAGTTAACCGTATAAAATATGCACAATTTCTACGGTTAACTTTTGGTTATTCTGTCTATTTACATTTTCCCGGCGTTCCTTTACTATATGGTTAACAATTTTAATAGTAAAGGGGATTTCACAATGGAAAGCAAAGGATACTACAACAGCAATACAATTAATAAGTTTAGCGCGGCACTGGACAACGCAAAAGAGCTTGTAAAAGCCGGAACGGATCTCCGGGTTCGGACCTCTAACGCTAACAGCAAGATGGGCAACGTGGCCAGCGTTAGCACTCTCCCGTTCTTGACTTGCCCCGGATGCTGCCGCGATACTTGCGGCGCGAAGTGCTACGCGGCAAAGCTGGCCAATCTCCGGCCCGCTGTTCTCACGTCCTATGCAATCAATACGGCCCTGGCAATGCTTAAGCCGAAAATTTACTGGCAGCAAGTCAATGCGGCAGTTTGCGCGGTTCGGTTTTTCCGTTTCCACGTTTCCGGCGATATCATGAACGCGGAATATTTCGACAACATGGTTGAATGCGCCAACAATAACCCGCATACTGAGATCCTGGTATTTACAAAGCAATATAAAATCGTGAATGACTTCATCAGCAACGGCGGCGAGATCCCCGGCAACATGCACATTCTCTTTAGCGGTTGGTCAAATCTTGCGCCCGTCAACCCCTACAATCTCCCCGAAACAAATGTTTTCCGCAATGAATCCGAAATTAAGGATAATTGGAAAATTTGCGGCGGCAACTGTTTTAATTGCGCTTGTCGCGGCGTGGGATGTTGGCAAGCTAACAAGGGCGATACAATCGCTTTTAAAATGCACTAAATAAAGGAGGGGGAAATAACATGGCAACGCTAATTATCTTTGGCGCTCTTTGGCTATGCGGCAAGATATTGTTTGCGCCGGTTCGGATGCTACGCCACAAGCCACGCCGCCGGAAACGCGGCCGCAGCCGTTACCGTTACGTTGCTACGGTCCAGGCCACGCCAGCAAAGGCGGAACGGATCCAGCCGACAAAGCTGCAGCCAACACATGATAGGGAAGTCCAGGCGTTGACGGCGCAACTACACGCGATGAGGCAAGAGTTATTTACAATTAATTCTTATTTGCGCGGAAACGTGTCTGAACGCCAGGAAAACCAGTATCTTAAACGCAAGGTTCAGCTTTACAAGGACATGGCCAGCATAGCGGCTAAACTTGACAAGTACAGCGCATAAACAATAAACACCAGCTTTTTCGGCTGGTGTTTTTTTATATCCTTTTCCGCGTGGATCTCATACGCCAGGGGCCGCGCTTTTCTCTTGTGGCGCATTGTATTGCGCTGTACTGCATTCTAACTTTATACCAGTATGTTTGTATGGTTTTTGTTATCGTGCATTGTAGCGCATTCTACAGCCTTTTGCGAGTGTATATCCTTGTGCCGGTAAACATAATAACAAGATTGTTGCATTTGCAACAGATTTTACGGCTGTTTCGGGTGCGCTGGCGGATCTCCGGCGGCTGGCCGTACGGGCCACGCTGCCACGCCACGCGCTACGGGCCAGTCTTGCCACACGCCTGATCGGCTTTAATATATCATGATATGATGGCATACACGACGCATGATATCATATTATAATGTATTTATATATTATATAATACAATATCTTGTGCATTGCATTGTATTGATTGTGATAATAATACTATATCTTGTGTTTGTAATTGTTTTTTTGTTGATGAGTATTAACTTTCAATAATCCTACTGCATAAAGCAATGAATAGCTATGTATAATATTATTATATTACAATCCGTATTGAAAACATCTGGAATTTCTGCTAAAAAGGGCTTAAAAATTAAGCAAAATGAACATTTTGTTTAATTATCGATTACGGTTAGTAATACTATACCTACCCCAGGGGTATATAGACTTCCCCCGCCCCCCGGCCGGTAACCCCCAAAAATCCCCCCAAACAAAAAAGCCCCTAAGAACATAGGGGCGATAGATTATAGATAGATTATGGTCTGTTTTTTAGTTCAGCCACAGCGGCCCTCAAGCGGATCTCCCTGGCCGCATGTTCATTCTTCTCTTGATCTGCCTTTCTGTTGCGATGTTCTACAAAATCCTTGATGGGTAGATAGCCTATAATGTCCCCCGGTTGTTTGTCGAGCAACGCGCAGACCTTGGCGAGGGTGTCAAAGGAGACGGGGTCATCGTTCCGAAACGAGTTGACCGCCGTGGACGGGATGAGCGCATTCGTTCGAATCGTCCTCTGGTTGAAGCCCCTCTGCCTCAATTCCTCAATCACATCAATCTTGTAATAAATCGGCATAGAACAGTCCTCCTTATTAAAATCGATGTAATTATACTACATAAGTTTCAATAGCACAAGATATATATGTAATTACAACACTAATATATGTTGTTTTTTCCTATTGTCTATATATTGTCTATACTACTGTCTATACTATTGTCTATACTATTTTTCCTTATTTATCAATGGTTTGAGGGTATATATAGACCAACAAGACAAAGAAATGAGTATGAACTCTACGGGGCCGTGGAGTGTTGGGAAAATACGGTCATGTTTGTCTATACTGACCCTCAAAGCATTGATAACACTGGTTTTTTGGTATAGACCGACTTTTTTGGTTCTTTGTCTAGTATTAGATTTTAGAATAAGAGTTATAAGCAATAGTAATGAATAGCGCGATTCGGTTTGTCTTCCGAGAGGCCCCGGTCGGGGGCGGCGAGGCCCCGGCGCTGCTCATCCTCGATGTGCGCGAAGCGTTGCTGTCAAGTGAAACTACTTGACATAACACGCACAAGATGGTATATATACAGCGGTTTGGGCAAGTGAAGAAGATGCGATATGTATGGGGGATGTGCAGATGGATTTAGAGCAGACCGCACTGCAAATGTTAGAGAAGAGCAAGAGTGACCCCGCAGCGTTGCTTGATGCTTTTGAAGTAGTTAGGCAGTTGGAGATGCTGGATTCGATAGAGGTGGACGGGGAACTGGTTCGGAGTGACCGCAACTTTGCCAAGGCGCACGAACTGGCGAAGCTGATCCGCACCAGGAGCGCCCAGGCGGTGGTTGCCGGCGCGGGACCGGCGTACCTCGATCTGAACCGCCGCTGCCTCCTGTTCGATGCGCCATATGATTTTGACGCATACTGCCGATACATCGAGTGGAACAGACCCAGAGAGAGAAGATTCTATGAACCAAGGCGAAAGCGGCTCAAGGATGTGGCAGACGCACTACAGCTTCTGGCAGATGATAAGCTGGATCTGCTTGGTATATCTTTGCCGCCCGGTGTTGGTAAGACCACTATAGCGATATTCTTCCTGTGCTGGCTTGCTGGCAGGAACCCGGACGAGCCTATATTGGGCGGTTCACACAGCAACAGCTTTATGCGCGGGGTGTATGATGAGTGTGAGAGGATCTTCGACCCCGGTGGGGAGTACCTCTGGGCCGATGTGTTCCCCGGCGTAAAGGTTGTGGACACCAACGCCAAGGACATGCGAATTGATCTTGGCAATCGCAAACGGTTTGAGACTCTGGAATTTACAAGTATAGGCAGCGGGAATGCCGGCAAATACAGGGCGCAGCAGCTGTTATACTGTGATGACCTTGTGGAGGGCATAGAGCAAGCCATGTCCAGAGAGCGGCTTGATAAACTGTGGCAACAGTATACAACAGACCTTCGCCAAAGAAAAATAGGGGATTGCAAAGAACTGCACATCGCCACGCGGTGGTCCGTGCATGACCCGCTAGGCCGCTTGGAAATGTCCAATGAAGATAATCCACGCGCAAAGTTTATACGGTTTCCGGCACTTGATGAGAATGATGAATCCAACTTTGACTATGAGAATAGTGTGGGATTCTCCACGCAATTCTACCATGAGCAAAGGGAAATTATGGATAGCGCATCGTGGTTGGCGCTGTATATGAATGAGCCGGTGGAGAGGGAAGGAATTCTGTACCACCGCGATGATCTCCGCAGATTCTTCAGATTGCCAGAGAAAGAACCAGACGCTATTCTGGCCATAGTGGATACAAAAGAGCAAGGCGGGGACTACTGCGTCATGCCCGTGGCGTATCAGTACGGATCCGACTTCTACATCGACAAATTCGTGTGCGACAACGGCAAGGTCGAAGTGGTGGAGGAGCGCGTGGCCCAGACCCTGGTGGACCGGGCGGTGCAGAGTTGCCGCATCGAGTCGAACCGAGGCGGTACGCTGTTCGCCCAGACGGTGGAGCGCCGCGTCCGCGAGATGGGCGGCGTGACGAACATCACCACGAAATGGACTCAATCTAATAAAAACACGAGGATCGAGATCAATTCATCGTGGGTAAAGGCACACTGTCTCTTTCATGACGAGTCCTACTATAAAGAGGACCACGAATACCACGCCGCAATGACCATGCTGACATCGTATACATCTATGGGCAAGAACCGAAATGATGATGTGCCGGATGTGCTGGCTATGTTCGTGGATTTTGTAAATTCCTTTGCTGCAAACAGGGTAACCGTCATGCGGAGGCCCTTCTGACAAGAGTGTAAAGTAAAACCACTTGACAAGCACTACATATTGTGGTATATGTTCTTCGTACCACAGTATGTAGTGTATTTTTATGCCTTGGGGTGAGTGCGTGGAAGTTGTGGCCAATGAAAATTCTTCGGTGATTACGAACACTATGTTCGGACGGCTGGACATTTACGCCAGTTTTGACGAGATCACCCCGGAAAATATAGTCGAAGAACTAAACAGCGCATTGGTGTACCATGTCCAGAATCTCTTGCAGGAGAATTTTCTGTATTGGTATCGCCGGAATGTGCAGCCCATTCTGAACAGGCGCAAGGAAGTTCGCCCGGATATTCTGAACATTGTGCAGGAGAATCATGCGGACGAGATTGTGACCTTCAAGAACGGATACTTTTTGACCCAGCCGGCCAATTATGTTTCCCGGAGGAAGGGCAGTCAGAATAAAGTTAACAAGCTGAACGAGTTCCTTTATCGCTCCGGGAAACATTACGCCGATAATGCTAATGTGAATTGGTTCCATACGGTTGGCAAAGCCGCTCTGTATGTGGAACCCACCCCGGACGAGGAAGTGCCGTTCAAGGCATACGCCCTCGACCCGCGCTCCGCGTTCGTGGTGTACTCCCTTCGCCCCGGCAACGACCCCGTCATGGGCGTGAACTTCGTGGTTGCGGACGAAAAGGCCCTGTTCGATGTGTATACACGCGATTATGTCTTCCATCTGCGCGGCGTTACCACAGGGAAGATGATGACCACCGAAATCAACGGCGATTTCATCGCGTCTGCCACTGACATTGTGTCTGTCGAGCCGAATGTGCTTGGGAAGATTCCCATCATTGAGTACAGATACAGCGAAATCAATACCGGCGCATTTGAATTGGTCATTCCGCTTTTGGATGCAATCAACAACATCCAGAGCAACCGCGTAGACGGCGTGGAACAGTTCATTCAGAGTCTTGCTGTGGCGGTTAACTGCCAGTTTGACGAAGATACTACGGCAAACGATATCCGCAAGGCTGGAATGATTGTGCTGAAGTCTATCGGCGAGAATAAAGCTGACTTCAAAATTCTCAGCGAACAGCTGGATCAGCAGCAGACTCAGACGCTTGTGGATTATCTGTATGGACAAGTGCAGAGAATCTGCGCCATGCCGATTATCTCCAGGGACGGCAAGGTCTACGATGCGACCGGGAGCGCCGCGTTGGTCACCAGCGGATGGTTCCAGGCCGATGCGAGTGCCAGGAACACAGAGGACCTGTTTAAGCGCAGCAACAAATACTTTGACGAGATCGTTGTTGACATTCTGCGGCGTAAGGGCTTGCTGAATATCAACATCAACGATTTTGAGTTGCAGTTCACGCGGAACGAGACGGCCAACTGCCAGAGCAAGGCACAGGCGTTCCAGACGCTCATGGCTGCGGGGTTCCACCCGGAGCTGGCTGCGGCGAAGAGCGGCATCTCCTCCGACCCGGTGGCCGACATGAAGATGTCCGAAAAATACATCAAGATGATCTGGGGCGATCCGAATCAAGTGGATAAGAAAGAGGAAGAGCCTCAGTCCACCGGCGAGGGCGAAGCCGACATTGTAGAGTCTGATAACAGCAATGGTGAGGATGATGTTGGGGGTGCTGTGTAATGACTGACATCCGAAAGTACCCCAATGTTATTGATGCGATCAACGCCGTGCTTAATGCGGAAGGAATCGCAGAGGTCAAATGGGAAAAGAGCGGTCTGACCGTGGTGCAGATTAAGCGCACATTGGTGACTCCGAGAAAGGAGAAGCAGTAATGCGAAGAGGATCTACACCGACCAACACATTTGAGCTGGACATAGACCTCAGTGATGCCAAAGTCTACATCTCATATGAGCAAGACGGCATAGTCATCATCGAGAAGACCGGCGAAGACTTGGCTTTCAGCCAGAGTGGTTCGGTTTACATAATTACGCTGAATCTTACACAGCAAGACACGCTGAAGTTTCATCCTGGCAAGGTGCTGATTCAGATTCGATATGTATTTCCGACTGGAGATGCTGATGCTTCTGACATCATTCAGACTACGTTTGAGCGCATTATTAAGGACGGTGTTATTACGCCGTGAGCTTTAAGGTTAAGTTCAGTACAAACGATCCGATACCAGTAAAATTCAATGCGCCGGATGCGTTTGCGGCTAAGTTTGACAAGCACATTGTAGTGCCGGTGACGAACTACTATGATGGGGAATACTCTATAACGCCGGCAGATGAACCGCAAACGATTCCGATCATTGGCAAAACCGCCAGACAAAACATTACAGTTGGCGCAATTCCGAATAACTATGGATTGATTACATGGAACGGCTCAACGATCACCGTGTCCTAAAGGAGAATGTAGATGGCTAACCCCTCTGTTGTTATTAATGGCGTGACATATGCCTCCTGCCCAGAGGTTGATATTCCGAAGAGCGGTTCCGGCACGGCAAAGTTCTTCTATACGGGCGATTCGGATGTTGCGGCTGGCGATGTCCTCTCCGGCAAGAAGTTTGCTGGCGCGTCCGGCATGGACACGGGTTCGATGGCGAACAACGGCGCGACCGGCGGCACGATTGGGGCCAAGGCGGGAACGTACACGATTCCGGCTGGGTACACCACGGGTGGCACTGTCAGTTTGACGAATGTGAGTGACTGCGTGTCCGGCAATATTTTGAGTGGCAAGAGCATCTTGGGCGTGAACGGCTCACTCGCTATGCCCACGATCAGCCAAGATGGTACAACCAAGATTCTGAGCATCAGCTAATAAGGGGGCGGTTGAATGTCAGCCCCAAACATAAGCCTCTTAGGTGCAAATTATAGTAGCGTGAGTGGCATAACATTGCCCAAACAAGGTGGAGGCACTGCCACTTTTCCGTGGGTTGAGGGTAGTGAAACCAAGACGGCCAACGGCACATATGATGTCACCAGTCTTGCTGAGTTGGTTGTCAATGTCTCTGGCGGTGGTGGCACAGACAGGCTTGTAACACTTGGCACACTATCTGTCGGCACAATCAGCACATCCTCTACAACGGCAACCGATACGGGCAAGAGCATCACGGTCAAGGGCATCTATGACTACGATTTGCTGATTTGTGAGTGTTCTGTTGGTACAAAAACGAACGGCAGACATGCGGCAACCACTCGTCTGATTTGGCTAACTGCGGGTTCTGCGATTGGAACGAAAAACGGTGCTACACTTGCAACCGCCACATGGAATGTAAAGCTGTCAAGTAACGGCACAGCGACATCCAGATCGAACACGACCGCATACGGTGTCTATGCTAATGCTTGCACAGTGAGCGCGGGTAGCACTGGTGACAACGGACAGGCGGTTATTACGATTTATCAGCGATATAACAGTACGCAGACAGGCACAATCAACGGCACATATACTATGCGAGTTTATGGCGTGAAACTGTATGACCTTATAGGGGGTTAAGATATGGCTAATTTCTATATTCCTCTGGTAGCATCCCCTCCGATTGGTGAATCTGGTGGCGGTGGCGGTTCTGATCTACCCGCTGTTTCTGCCGCTGATAATGGCGATGTCCTCACCGTTGTCAATGGGCAGTGGGATAAAGCTGCTCCAAGTGGTGGCGGCGGCGCACTGGTGGTCACAATTACAGAAACGCCCGGTGATACTGAAACTGTTTACACAATGAACAAGACTTGGCAAGAAATTGCTGACGCCATAGCTAATGGCCCTGTTCAGGTAATTTACAGTCCGTATGAGGGTACCCTTAAAGTGAATTACATTGGTTCTGTGATAAGTTTTGAAGGTTTCTACGGTGTCGATTTCGTTGTTGCGGGTAGTATCCCAAGCGGAGAGGATGGATACTACACCGATACCGCAACTGGATATCCATCGTACACAATGGAAGTGACTTAATCCGCACAAACTGAAGCGGCTCAGTCTGGTTAACAGCGGGATTCCAATGATCTGCTCCACGATACGGAGATTGGATTAGGTTTTCTGCTTAACAGGACTCCGCGCACCTCTCAACGAAGTGTCCCAGTGGAGGCGTTAAAGAGCGGGGGTAGGATTCCCGTTCTTGAGATGACCGATTGTCGGTGAGTCGGTTGTTGGTTCTCTCAATCATCAATCTGCGGTGTTCGATTCCGACATTCGGCACATGCGGAAAGATGACCGTCCTTATGGAGAATGTGATGCAAGATATAGTTTTGAGTGTGCTTATCCCCGCACACAATCCCGGCAAATGGCTACACAAGCTGATTAATTCTCTGGACACGCAAGCCGAAAATTATCGACAGACGGAAATAATCGTTGTCGATGACGGCAGTACCGAAGATTTGTCATGGATAGAAAGAGATTATCCCAGTGTGCGCTATATCCGTACCGACAACCACGGTGATGCCCACGCACGAAATGTACTGCTGTCTGAGGCAAAGGGGCAATACATACAGTTCCTTGACGCTGACGATGAGATATATCCCCACGCCTTGGACATCATCTACAGCAATATAGCGCAAGGCTATGACTATGTATCGTATGAGTTTGATACGGACCACGACCCCAAGCGTTCGTTTCACAACTACGGACAGATAATGGTTAATTGTCCCGTGTGGGCATATACATTCCGCAAAGACTATATAGGCGGAGAACGATTCGATGAATCATTCCAGTGCAGCAGCGATACGGATTGGTTGAGTAGGGTCTTGAAAGAGAAGAGCAAGAGCAAGCATGACGAGCGCGTATTCTACAATTACCGCTTTGACGGCAATGACGGTTCGCTAAGTCATCAGTTCTTGCGAGGGGAGATTGGAAAGTGAAGGTTAGCATCATCACCCCGGTGTGGAACCAGCGCGAGTTGGTGGTCCGGGCGTTGGACAGCATCCCGCGCCGCCTTGATGTGGAGGCCCTCGTCCGGGATGACGGCTCCACGGACGGAACCCTCGATGTGCTATTGGAGTACAAGCAGAATCATCCAGAATTGAATCTGACTGTATTTTCCAACGGCGAAAACAAGGGCGTGGCGTATACAAAGAATCGTCTGCTTGAATCTGCCACAGGAGAGTATTTCCACGTTCTGGATTCGGATGATTATCTGTTGACGGCTGAATACTCCAAGGCCGTTGACATGTTGGACGGTTCGGACATCTGCTACATGGATTTCAGACGGAATGACGGATTCATCACGAATCTGACGGACGATAACAAGAATATCTTTTGCGCCCAGATTCTGCGGTTCATTCGCACGGATTTTGCTAAGGGCATACAGTTCCCAGAGCATATCCGAGCTGCTGACGATTGGTATTTCCATAACGATTGCACACAGCGGAATCCTACTGAACAGTTTTTACATCTGGTTGCTTACCATTACAACTTCCCTCGCGAGGGTAGTCTTTCGGACCTCAAGATGAAGGGGCTGTTGTAATGAAGAATATATTCTGGTGGCCCTTTATTAATAATATAGGCGGCGTAGAAACCTTCCTATATGAGCTGGCGCGGAAGTATGGCAAAGACCACGATTTGACCCTGTTCTATCAGACGGGGGATCCGGCGCAAATCCGCAGATATAAAGAGTATATGCGGGTTCGGAAATACAAGGGCGAACACATCACATGCGATGTCGCAATCTTTGGCTGGAATACGGACATCATCGACAATGTGGATGCCAAGGAATACATCCAGACCCTACATGCTGACTATCGCGCACAGCACATGAAGCCATGCAGACATCCGAAGATAACAAGATATCTTGGTGTGTCGCAAGCTGTATGCGATATCTTCACTGAGGAATTTAATCTGCCGGCTGAACTATGTTACAATCCGCTCACGATAGACAAGCCGAAGAAGCTTCTGCGCCTGGTATCTGCCACCAGATTGACAAAGGAAAAGGGCGCGGCACGGATAGACCAATTCGCCAAAGCACTTGATGATGCCGGCATACCGTACTCATGGGATATTTTCACCAATGATACGGCAAAGCTGTTAGCCGATAAAGGTGGTAACATCTGTTACAGACAGCAGCGGCTTGACATAAGAGACTATATCGCGAACGCTGACTATCTAGTACAGCTTTCAGATACTGAAGCCTACAGCTACTCTGTGATTGAATCTCTCGCACTTGGCACACCTGTGATTGTAACTCCGTGGCCATGCATCCAGGACCTTGGTGTTGAAGACCGTGTAAATGGTTTTGTTCTTCCGTTTGATATGTCTGATATCCCTGTAAAAGAGATATACAAGGGATTGAAGAAGTTCAAATATACGATAAGACCAGATCGGTGGGGTGAGTTCCTCGCGGTGGGCGAGGGCAACTACGAAGCCGAAAAGTTCATCCCAGTGCGGGTACGGACCGTGGCGTACTACTACGACATCGTCCTCCAACGGCACATGGTGGTGGGCGAAGAGCAAGAGGTCCCGGCGGAACGTGCCGACCGCCTCATCGAGTTGGGCGTAGCCGACTATGTTGAATAACTAAATACTGGCACGGCAAATGGTATGCGCCGTGTAACAGCCAATGGTATGGGCTATCGACAGCAATGAACTGCTGCCGGTGGCCCATTTTCTGTTTTCTGGAGATTGCCATGAATCTGATGCCATTCGATGAACTGAACACATTCAAGGCAATGGTCACAGAGTACAAGACTCAGCCGATGGCACTGTCCGAGCGCGAGAAGCTCCGCGATGACATAGAGGATTACATCCAATATCTCCTCATCGAGGCGTACACATACGGCAATGTTCAAGCAATGTCCGATCTTGGACTTCTGGATAAGGACATCTCAACCGTTATCAAGACCGATGAGATGTTCACTGAAATCAACATGGAGATTGCCGGAAAGACATACGCGGAGCGCATACAGGAATACCTGGATGATGACAGTTCGACAGTGGAAGACTTCCAGCGCGTGGCAGAGACGGACGCAACGCGGGTGTACAACGCCGGAGTCGAGGCCGGCGGTCGGAACAGCGGCGTTCCGGGGGTTCGGAAACGCTGGATGACGATGGAAGACGAGCGGGTGCGCTCAACCCACGAACCGCTCGACCAAGTCTCAGTTCCCATCGACTATGACTTTGTCGCATGGGATGGAGATAAAGCCAAAGCACCTGGATTGTTTTCAGACCCATCCAACAATTGTAACTGTCGTTGCTGGTTGGAATTGTTTCGTGAATAACCGCCCACACGGGCGTTCTTCAAGTCAGTGAAGACTTAAAAACGCAAAAGTCAGACAAGACTCAAAAACAGACAATAGCGCAGAGGGAACTGCCTTGTTAAACGCAAAGGAGAATAGGAATGAAAATCGATGTTTCCAAAATCGCGGGATTCGAGGAGATGTCTGCTGAAGACAAGATCGCAGCGCTTCAGAGTTTTGAGTTTGAAGAGCCGAAAGCCCCGGATAACAGTGGCGAGATCAACAAACTCAAGGCCGCTCTGTCCAAAGCCAATTCCGAGGCCGCTGAGTACAAGCGGCAGTGGAAAGAAAAGCAGACCGAGCAGGAGAGGCTGGAATCGGAGAGAGCCGAAGCTGAAAAGGCCCTCCAGGAAGAGGTTAAAGCCCTTCGGCGAGACAAGGTCGTGAGCGAGTACGCCAAGCAGTGCATGGGCATGGGCTATGATGCCGCCCTTGCTGCGGAGTGCGCCGAGGCAATGGCTGACGGGCGATTCAACGATGTGTTCTCGATCCAGCAGAAGTTTATGGAAACCAAGACCAAAGAGATTGAGGCCGCTGCCCTAAACAAGCAGCCCGGACTCAGCGCCGGTGCGCCCCCGGTATCCGCTGCCGAAAAAGCGGAGGAAAACCAGTATAGGAAGATCTTTGGACTTCCACCCATTTAATCAAAACAAAAAGGAGTTTTAGCAAATGGCTACCACTGTTGTTCCCTCCAATTCTAACAGCATCGCCCTTGCTTCTAAGTTTCTGCCTCTGATTGACCAGATGTATAAGCAGGACAGCAAGAGCGCAATCCTGGACACCGCCAACGAGTTTGTGCGGTTCGATGGCGCGAACGCCGTCAAAATCTATAACCTTTCCGTTCTTGGCATGGGTAACTATTCCCGCAACGCCGGCTTTGTGAACAGCGATGTCACTGGCACTTGGGAAACCCACACGCTCACCACTGACCGTGGGCGTAGCTACATGCTGGATGTTCTCGACAATGACGAGACTCTGGGCCTCAGCCTGGGCAATCTTCTGGCGGTCATTGAAAGAGAGCATATCATCCCGGAGGTTGACGCGACCCGTTTCGCCGCCTATGCGACCGGCGCTGCCGCCTCCAACAAGGTAACTGGCTCCCTGTCCACCGGCTCCGGCGCGGTTGCCGCCATTGACGATGCCACCGTGGCCCTGGACAATGCCGAGGTTCCCTATGAGGGCCGCATCCTGTTTGTTTCTCCGAAGATGTACGGGCTGCTCAAGGCCGGAATCACCCGCATGGTGATGAACGGTGAGCGCGATGTCAACTACGCCATCGAGATGTTCAACGACATGCGTGTCATTCGTGTGCCGCAGACCCGGTTCTACACCGCGATTACTCTGGCCACCCCCTCTGACAACGATGATGCTGGCGGCTACAGTGCGAACGGCAACGGCATCAACTTCATGATTATCCATCCGTCTGCGGCGGCCCAGGTCATGAAGCACTATGTTGCCCGTGTGTTTAGTCCGCAGGATAACCAGCAGGCCGATGCTTGGCTTGTGCAGCCCCGGTTTGCTCACTACGTCGGCGTTCTGGCCCACAAGACCAACGGCATCTACGTTCACAGCGACAGCACTATTTCCGGCTAATCAATCCAATATGGGAGGGGCGTTCACATAATGCCTCTCCCAGACAAGACACAAAGGGGTACGGACATGACCGATACAGAGAAATTGGCAAATATCAAAACGATGATTGGCATTAGCGATACTTCACAAGATGCCTTGATTGGAACGTACCTCAGTATGGCCGCACAGGAAATTATTCAGTTCAAGTACAGCCTGGTTGGCGCGGATGCTGTGACGGAAGTTGACGCGGAGGACGAGATCACGCAGATCTTCGCCGTGGTTGCCGGATACAACATGCGGGGCGCAGAGAATCAGACGAGTCACAACGAAAACCAGATCTACCGCACGTTCCATTACACCGACATGATGGAGTACATCCACAATCATGTGATTCCTTACGCGAGGGTGTGATGCCATGAGGACACTCGAGATTAATAAGCAGCCGATGTGGTACGCGCTCTACACCGGGAAGACCGAGGTTGTGGACGATTATGGAAACCACACTGGCACGTTCAAGCTGACATATTCGGATCCTGTTTACTATCCAGTGAATATGTCGCAGAGCAGAGGAACGGCAGATTTGGATGCGTTCGGCATTACAGCCGATTATGACCGCACGTTTGTGACTACGGATATGAGCTGCCCTATCAAAGAAGACAGCATCATCTGGTTCGGCGCGGATCCCACAAAGGACCCTCACAACTATGTTGTGTATCAGATAGCCAACAGTCTGAACAGCATCACGATTGCCATTAGGGGCGTGGATGTTACTAAGCCGGTGGTGAGTGCATGACCATCGATCAGTACCGCGAACAGTTCTCAAAGAATTGGGAAGAGTTTATCCGCGATTTCATCGAGACAGGTGCGGAGATTGCGAACCGAAACTTTTCCCATAGTCAGTATGACGGAGACGCGGTCGCAGAGGTAACCACCGAGGTGCGTCCAGACGGTGGGCGCATCATCGCCACGGGTGACGGGGTGTCGTTCATCGAGTTCGGCGCGGGTATCGAGGCCGGCACGACAGGGCAGACACCCGTAGAAGCACCTTATGAAATTAAGCCTTGGTCATGGTCTGAAACTATGGGAACAGGCTATGGTGCAAAGCACGGTTACTGGTTTCACAACGGCAAAAAGTATTACAGCCAAACCCCAACCGGCGCGATGCAAGATACATCCATCGAACTACAGCAAACCATTAGACAAATAGCGGGGAGGCACTTCTGATGATCGACATTGAAAATAAAGTCTTGTCTGTTGTCCGAGAAGCCGTGTTGGCTCAGTACCCCCATGCATCTGTCTATGGCGAGTATGTCGAAGTTCCAGACTCATTTCCCTGTGTGACTGTCGTAGAAGATACCAATTACACATATGTCTACAGCAAGGACGAGCAAGTCGATGAGCATCATGCGGATGTGCAGTATGCGGTCAACGTGTACAGCAATCTGAAGACTGGTGCGAAGCTTGAAGCCAGAGCAATTCTCAAGATAGCTGATGACGCTATGCAAGGGATGAAATTTTGGAGAACCATGACGCGGCAAGTTCCTAATGTGGACAGGACGATATACCGCGTGATTGCCAGGTATCACGCGATTGTTGGAGAGCCGAAGCAAGTCGGCGATGACCTGGTGTATCAAATCTATCAGAGATAGGAGAGTAAAGCATGGCACAGGAACTTTCCACCGCCGGCGTTCTGCTGAAGTACGCTGCGGCTAATTCTGGCACGACTCGCCCCACTGCGGGTTATGTCACGATTCCTAACATTAAAGCCATCCCGGACTTTAACCCGGAGCCGGAGTCTCTTGAGGTCACGGATCTTTCTGATACAGAATGGCGGCGTTATATCGCCGGTCTGAAAGACCCCGGTGGCGCACTGTCCTTCACGGCGAACCTCACTACCGGCTTCAAGAGCGCGTGGGAGACTTTGGTTTCCGCGTATGACACCGCGCTGGCGGCGAACAAGTCCATGTGGTTTGAGATCATGGTTCCAGATTTTGGCAGCTTCTATTTCGCTGGCATTCCCAGTCCTCTGGGCATGAGCGCAATGGATGTCAATGCCGTTCTGGAGATTGAGGCGTATGTCACGCCCAACATGATCCACGGCTGGGATACCAGCTCCACCACTTCCGGCTGATTATTAACACAAGGAGAATGTGATGATGAAAGATGTGAAGCCTATCATCGTAACTGATGATGAAACTGGGATGGAGTTCACGCTGGAGTTTACCAGAGAGTCTGTGAGATTCGCAGAATCCAGGGGATTTAAGATCCAGGATGTGAGCGACTATCCCATGACGAAGATCCCGGAGCTGTGGTTTTACGCGTTTCGTGCGAACCATAAAAACGTGGCGCGGAACAAGACGGACGAACTGCTTGACGGGTTGGGCGGCATCCCGGACGGACTGCTGGAGAGACTGGGCGAGTTGTACGCGGCTCCGTTCTCAGCCCTCACGGACGGCCAGACGGAGGAAAACCCTCGCGTGACGGTGAAGCTGTAACCGAC